CAGCCGTGATGATAGAGCTCCTCCCATAGCAGGAGGCGCACAGAATCTCACATTCCTCTGTGACAGTGCTTATCTTCCGGGATTGGGATATCAGACAGATGAGATCAGGATGTCTGGCTACGGCAACGTCGAGAAACGTCCGTATGCCACGATATTCCAGGATGTTCCTTTGACTTTTTATAGCGATGCAGACGGATCGGTATTTAAATATTTTCATGCATGGATGCAATCGGTTTTCGCCTTCAATGATGCAGCAAATCCCAACGGGACAGTCAAAGGGTTGCCTTTAAATTCTTTCCAGTACCCTAGCGAATACTACGGTGTTGTTGAGATCATCCATATGAATGAGATAAAAACCACAAAAGAATCAGATAACACGATTGTGAAGTATCAATTGCTCGAAGCATATCCTATATCAATCGGAGACATACAGGTCGATTGGAACATGCAAGATCAGATCTTAAAGATACCAGTGACGTTTGCATACACCAACTGGACATCAACAACATTAGATCAGGGTGTTGCCGATAGAAATTCACTGACTAGGACAACTGCTTTGACAGGAAGAAGCAATTTTATCGATGAACAATTAAATAAAATAACAGAAAAATTGATCTATAAAGGCAGCCGTATCCGTGACGGCATTAATTTTTAACATAAGGATACCTATATTATGGCATTACCCAAACTCAAACATCCTACATACTCTGTGACTATACCTTCTACTCAGCAAAGTATCAACATCAAACCATTCACAGTACAAGAAGAGAAGATCCTTCTGATGGCGAAATCATCTGAAAAAACTGAAGATGTGATTGCCGCAGTCAAGCAGATCATCCGAAATTGTATCATCGAATCAGTAGATGTAGATAAGTTAGCAACATTTGATGTCGAGTATCTATTCGTCAAGCTTCGTTCTAAATCGATAGGTGAAGTCGTGGATCTCGAATACAAAGATCCTGATAGTGAAGAAGTCATCAAGTTCAAAGTTAATCTAGACAACATCGAGATCAAAAAGAATCCCGAGCACAAGAGCAAATTCATCATACATGATGATGTAGGATTGGCGATGAGATACCCCACTCTAGATGAAGTCCGATTGCTCGATGATGCATCCAACAAAGAAGATGCTGTATTTGATATGTTGTTCAAGTGTATCGATACAATCTATGACAGCGAGACAGTATATACTGATTTTACTGAGAAGGATCTCGAAGAATTCGTCAACAGTTTGCCCATGGACAGCATGAACAAGATCAAAGAATTCTTTGATACTATGCCATCCCTAGAACACACTGTGACACTAAAGAACAAAGCTGGCAAATCGACTGATGTTGTACTGAAGGGTCTCAATAGTTTTTTTACGTAATGACCGGGTATTCTAATATCGCGGTCTACTATAATACTATGTTTGCTTTGATGCAACACCATAAATACAGTATGTCTGATTTAAATGATATGTATCCTTATGAGAGGGATCTTTTTGTGGAACTACTGATGCAACATCTAAAACAAGTAGAAGAACAAAGAAAAAATGGCTAAGAACGATACACCAGAAGACATACTTCGAAGGATTATCAAAGAAGGTACTCAGACTGCCGCAGTTGAGCAGGCTAAAGTTGCTTTGGCTCAATTAGAAGAAACAAAGAAACAGACTGAGATCCTTGATAAAATCGAGAAAAAGAAAGATTCTTCTGTAGATCGTTCTACTAAAAAGACAAAAGAAGAACGAAAAGAATACAAAGAGAAAGAAGAAGGCAGGTTAAGCAGAGTAACACAGAGGGTATCTTCTGGCAGAGGATCAACTCGCGGAACTATGGGTAATATAGCAGATGTTATAAGCCGCGGTACTATTGCTGCTTCTGTAGGTAATGTCCCGGACCTCCGTGGTGTTGCGGCTGCTACCCTTGATGCTGCCGGTGTCGGCGGATTAGTCACGATGGGAGGCCGGAGAGGATCATCGAGTCCCGGCGGAGGAAAAAATCCAGAAAAAGAATCTGCAGGCATCTTACTAAGCATATTGAATGTTCTAAAAGATAATAATGAACTGCTTCAAGATCTATTATCATCACTGACTGCAGCTGCAAAAGACCGTATCGAAGCCGCAAGGGAAGCTAACAGAAAAGCGGGAGAAGCAGGTAAAGGTGTTAAAGACGAGGGAGAAGATTCAGAAAAACAATCATTCCTGGGTAAATGGGGTACGATAATTGCAGCAGCTCTTGGGTCTGTTTATGGGATCATCCAGGGTTGGTTAAAAGCACTAAAGTTTTTTGCTGAGGCACTATTGCCTGAATCGCTCATCAAATCTATCAAAGGTAAATTTACTGCTATTGGCACATTCTTTGATGATGTATTTTTAAAATTGAAAACACTCTTTACAAAAAATATCCAAAATATTAGTGTTGTATTTGAAGAGGCGTTTAGTAAGATATCCAATCTTTTTAAGAGCGTAGGTTCAGAATCTAGATTAGCTAAAATACTTACAGCTTTCGGCCAGGGGATAATTAGATTATCAGCACCCTTTATCGAAGCGTTTAATGTGCTTAAAAGTTTAATTTCGGGTCCGGCTAATTATATAGTAAATGTATTCAAATCATTTAGCGGGATATTTGATGATGTAGCAAAAGTTGCAGGAAATATGCTAGGATTTTTAGATAATTTTGCTGGCGTATTTAAGTTCGTATCCAGTATAGTCAGCAAATTAGCATTGCCATTATTCATTGTCATGACTGTATGGGATACAGTCAAAGGTATGATAGAAGGTTTTGAGAAAGAAGGAATCGTTGGCGCTATAGCCGGAGCTGTAACAGGATTGTTTAACAGTTTAATATTTGGTCCTCTAGATATGCTTAAAAGCGCTATAGCATGGGTATTGGGTAAATTTGGATTTGAAAATGCTGAAAAAGAATTAAACTCATTCTCTTTTAGTGAAATGTTTACGAATCTTATCGGAACAGTCAAAGATTTTTTTATTGACATAGGAAAATGGGTTGGTGAGAAAATGGCTGGTGCATCAGCTAGTTTTAGTGAATGGTGGAATAGCTGGAATATAACAGATGTTATAATCACAGCATTCGAAGGTTTAAAAATTAAAGTTAGCGGATTATTAAATGGTGTTATCGAATGGTGGAATAGCTGGACATTAGTCGATGTTATATCGACGGCGTTTGAAAACTTTAAAACAAATGTTGGCAATCTATTAGCACCCGTGATCGAATGGTGGAATAGCTGGAGTATAACAGGTGCGATAACAACAGCATTTGAAGACTTCAAACAGAAAATAATAAATTACTTTGGGCCTGAATTTGTTGCAAAAATAGGAGAGATTGCTAGTTTTGATCTTGCCGGTTATATTAGCAAGAAGATAGGTGAGGCTATAGATACAGTTAAAAACATGTTTGGTAATCTCGGAAATATGGTCAATGATTATGCCTATGATTTATGGGAATCAACTGTTGGTGGGTTTTTGCCAAATCCTCTTACTAAATCATCAGGTACACCTGACAGTGAAAGCGAGACGGGTATGGCTGCAGGAAGAGGGGCTGAACGTTCAGTTCTGGCTGCTGTTAAAAATGTGACCAATAGCAGGCCTTCTTCGATATCCCCTAGAGTAGATACAGAACCAACTTTTAATAATCAAGAACAGCCCACATTTAATAACCAAGAACAACCTACATTTTCAGGTTCTGCTAGCGCTAATTTTGGTAATGTTATGGCGGATCTGATGCCAACAGAAAATATGACTGCTCCTGCTTTCTTAAAGAGAGTTAACGATCTTGCTGTATCATCTTCCGCTCCTGCTGCACCTATCATAATAGATAACACCACAAAGAACACAGTGACCAATAGCAGGCCTTCTTCTATATCTCCTAGAGTGAGTTCGGGGGCGCCAAAAACCGCCCCCGTTATGTCTCACATAGAAAGATCTTTGTATCCGTTTATCGGAGCTTATCCGTAAACCTCACTCAGACGCAAGTTTCTTAAAGAAGCTGAGATCATCATCTTCTTCATCCCAGGGTGCAGCTGCTTTTGGAGCTTCCTTCATGGGTGCTGATTTCTGAGGAATCTGGAAAGCATCTTCCTCTTCATGATGTGCTGCAGTTGCCGCGGCAGATGTAGAAGCACCCAATGCCTTTTCAAGCTTTGCCTTGAGATCAGCATACGACTTGAAGTGCTTGATATCAACAAGTTCCTGCAAAGAATGTATATTGGTGATGTTCTTTGCAAGATCTGCATCATCCGCAAACAATGGACCTGGCTTATCAAACTCTGACTTATCATAGTTACGATAACCTTCTACTTGACGGATCTTCAACTTGAAGTTAGCACCTTCCCAGAGATCAAAAGGATTGATCTTTACATCATCTGCAAACTGTGGATGCATTGCTTCGTTGAGCTTATCAAAGATCTTCTTGCCATACTTGTAAAGGAATACCTTACCTTCGTTTTCAGGACGAGTGGGATCCTTGACCACAAATATATTCGAGTAATAACTCAGACGACGCTTCTGTGCGCGCACGATGGCCTTGTTGGCTTCCACACCAGAGTTCCACAACTTTGAGTTGTATTCAGAAACTGGATCTGCCTGGCCAATAGTTGTCAGGCTCTTCTCGATGTACCAACCGCCGGCACCCTGAAACCCATGGTCCCAGATACGTACGAAAGGAACATCTTCTCCTGTAGGAGCCGGAAGAAAGCGAATAACTGCATAACCGTTGCCGGCCTTGTCCACGTCTGGTTTCCAGAACCTGTCGTCGTCTTTGTTGCTGCCTTCCTGATTGGGATTCTGGCTGAGCTTGGAAAGTTCAGTGGTTAGCTTATCGAAAGAAGACTTGCGATTCTGCTTGAGTGCTTCAAAATTAATAGTCATGTATATTCTCCGTTGTATGATGTATGACGATGTATATCGTATTATTAATAGTATAGAGTGTTTTATGACAAGTCAAGAAAATTTCTTTCTTAGCATGTCACAGTATTTAGACCTTTCATATTCCATGAAAGGCCTAAATTTCTTGCAGTTCATGGCTATAGCTGGCCATAGAACCGGATCTGCAATCTTCTTGTTCCAAGAGCCAAAGAAACGAACACAATCCTGAATGATGATGAATGTTTCTTTGGTTATCTTTTTACGAGTAAGAAGTTTAAGTAGATGGGGATAATCACCATCATCTACTTTAAAATTGGAATCAAAATCTTCCAAAAGATTATCGATATCCGATTGAAAGATATAAGTCAGAGACTGTTTTCTGCGTAAATAATCATTATAGATGTAATCTTTATCTATTCCAAACATATCTCCCACCCATACTTTTTTACCTTCAGCAAAATTAGCAACCAAAAAAGTCAAAGGATCTTCATGCTTGGATAATTTGTAGAACATATATTTGTCTTTACGAGTTTCAAATGTATGTTCTGATGCGTTTACTTTACCATGATATTTAAAATAATCATATGACTCAGTCGTGAAGTGATTCTTTACAGCTGAATAAAGTTGATAGGCTTCAAATGGTTTCATATCGGCAGTCGCGCTGTCTTTCGCATCAGATTTAGTTCTTCAGCTTCATATTGGATCTTGGATTTCAATATCGTGCTTTGTTTGATCATCGAAGCTGCAGTTTCCACTTCGATATTATGTGTCTCGCAATAATAGATGACAGCATCAAAGAATCCGATATTTTTATCTGATACTAGCTGTGTTATCTCTTTCACAAAATCTGATGATGACTTGATGTTATTTAACTGCATTGAGTTCCTCTAATCTATTACTTATTGTCAACGAAACTCTTGAGATCTTCTGCCAATAGCAAGATGTCAGATTTAGTCGGATATTCCAGCCGTGAGATCACAGTCTCACGCTCTGCCTGATCAAAGATCTCACGAGCTCGTTCTAGGTCAGCATAGTACTGACCCGTAAGTTGGCTCTGTGCAAAATTCAATAGATCCAGGCGGATCTCGTATGGTGTCTTGGTCATGTTATGGATCTCGTATGGTGTCTTGGTCATGTTATAGTCTCCTGTTGTGTGTTGATTGTGTCAGTTCACTTGGCGAGTTTTTCGTATTCGCTATTGATCTCTTCTTGTAGATACCACATCGCTTTATGCAGATCTTCAATCCTTTTAGAAGAATCCTTCTTTCCTGCACGAGCAATATATTTAACCGTATTTCCCAGCGAGAATCCCAATTCCCAGGCCCGTATTACCTTGATTGCTTCGTAAGGATTTTCCTTGCCGCCGTAGTGTTCAGGATGGTTGACAGTCTCTTTCTTATTTGCAATCTTAGAGAACAAACTGACATTAGGTTCGGGTTGTTCTTGTTCTTTATTTTCTTCGTTAGGAGGGTTCCTATTCAATGTAAATGCCATCATTTCCTCAAAAAGTTTATATAACCCATATATCATGTTCACTCCAAATATTAGGTGAGCCCGTTGTTTGATAGGGTGGAGCTCATACCCCAGACTCAATTCTTAAGCAGCAATTTTCATTGCGGAATAAGGAACGTTGTCGTTAGATGCAGTTCTTGCATTTAGTTTTTTTGCTTCAGTCTCGATCTTATCTTTACTACACCAGTCGATCCTATTTCGCCCCCATCAAAAAGAAGCTATGTGCATTTTAGTCTGTTTAATTAGTTTTGAATATCTAATAAATAATGCATTATTATACAACCTAATTACAAAACCAACGTGGTTTGAAGACAATGGATAAAAATTTATCCCATTTTTTATCTTTTGACCTTCGTCTCTCACATATATCATATATAACTTCCTTATGGTGGAGGCGCCGGGTACCGCCCCCGGGTCCTCAGTGCCTATTCCATTAGATGTCAACGACATCAGCATAGTATTTATAGTAGTGTATTATACGTTATATGTCAACCTATATTTTTCACGTACTTCTAACAATTTATCT